AAAAGGGGTTTACTAATTATGGTAAGCCCCTTTTTTTAATTTACGGAGGTCACATGGCAAAGGTTAAGTTAGAAGTTCTGGCTGATAACATCATGTTGGATGACTGGGCTTATAAGGGCGATATTGTCGAGGTCGATCAAAAGATTGTCGATATTATCAATGCACAAGACGAAGGTTATGGCTCGCATAGAATCAAGGTCATACCAAAGCGTACTCGAAAGAAAAAGGCTGAAGAATGAAAGTAGGCGAAAAGTGGGTACAGGAAGGCGATCAGCTAATACATATAAAAAAGCAGGATTGGACTCCTAACCTAGAACATGCAAAAATGCTACGAGAAGCAGGATGTGCAGAGTTTGGCGAATCGCGTCTTGTCGGCACAGTAGATGCTGCTCTTATCAATGAGTGGCTAAAAGAAGCTGGTATAGGCTGGGATGATCCAGCTCGCAGTGAAGTTATTAAACGGAAAATGCTGTCAGGTGATTTTGATAAGCTAAGGGTTTGGAAAGGAACGTACTAAACACTAGGAGGCAAGAATGCAGGATTTAGAAGCACTGAAGCAGTGGGCTACAGATCGTCAAAAGGAAATTATTGACGCTGTTATTTACTCAGACTCACAACGTAAAGCAGCAGAAAGTCTTGGAATATCACTAAGAGCATTAGAGAGAGGATTAAGCAGGGCAAAGAAAAACGCAGCTAAACATGGATGGTCGCCAGAGCATGATATGGCATATCCAGCACCAGAGACTCACCTAGTCAAAGGTGTATCAACACTATATGGGCCGAATGGTCTAGTAAAGCAGCAATGGGTAAAGACTGACCTGAAAAAAGAGGAACTAACAGAGTGTCTCAAACAGGTTGCAGATGAACTATGCCAAACACTTCCAAGATACGAGCCTAAAGAAGATCAACTAACACTCACAACAGATGCCTTAACAGCTTACGTTATTGGTGATGCTCATGTGGGTATGCTGGTGCGTGATCGTTATAACATGGGTCAAGGCGACTGGGATCTTAAAATGGCAGAAAACGCTACACTATCAGCTATAAAGTGGCTTGTTGATTGCAGTGGTAATACAGACGTAGGAATGATGATAGATATCGGTGACTTCATGCACAATAACGACTCTACTAACCTTACTCAGTCTGGTAACGTCCTAGATGTAGATGGCGACTTGAGTGATATAGTGTCTGCAACAGTACGCATCTATCGTGCAGCTATTGAGTATATGCTAGAGAAGCATCATCATGTGGTTCTTATGAAGGTACGAGGTAATCATGATCGTGACGCTGCTCTTATTATCAACACCATGCTGACTGTTTTTTACGAAAACGAGCCGCGTGTAAATATTCTTGATAATCGCCATAAATTTATGGTTTATGAATATGGTAAAAACCTTCTGGTTGCACATCATGGAGACAGGATGAAGCCAGATCAGGCTTACCAATTTATCACCAATACATTAGCAGAGGAGTGGGGTCGAACTAAGCATAGACACCTTCTACTGGGTCATATACACCATAATACTTCTAAAGAGATTGGCGGGCTACAAACAGAGAGTTTTAATACACTTGCTCCACCTGACCAGTGGCACTCACACTCTGGCTTTGGATCAAAGCGTAGTATGACAGCTATCATATTCGATAAAGAGCATGGTGAGGTTCAGCGTCACAAGGTCGGTATTAATCAATTGCAATAAATGGTAAAATGCAAAAAGGACAATAGCATTTGGTATGGACAATGCAGATGGCAGACCACAGATTAGATAGAATTGAAGATAAGTTGGATAAACTAACCGAACTTGTTGGCTCTGTCATTCGCATTGAAGAAAAGCAAGCTGCTGTATCTGATCGGCTAGATACACAAGAAAGACGCTTAAATCGTCAATCAGAAAAGGTTGAAAGCATAGATATACGAGTCACAAAAGTAGAAGGATCTTCCAAGCGTAATAGTTGGTTTGTTCAACTCATACAAGGCAGCGTACTCACAGGCGTTATTGGCCTTATGTTTTACTTTTTACGATAGTCTTTACTTCTTCTCTTTATCTCACATTCCAAGTACCAGCGAGCCTTGGCAAGATCCTCAATGCCATTATCCTGATGCTTCAGGTCAGCTCGCCATATATACTTTATAGCATTGCCCAGCGTAAATGACATATGCTGGGTAATATCAATGCACTCTATGCCACTTGGATGACTCTTGTAGTGACTAGGATTAATGTTATCCTTCTTACTTGCCATCTTTGTCCTTCCAAACCATCTGAGGTAGACCGCTTGGGCGACTAGCAAACCACCAGCTTGTAGCCAGTGAAGCAAGGCTTAAAATAGATAGTATAATAATCTTGTAAAGTTCCATTAATTCAGCCTGATCTATAAAATCTAAGCCTCCTGTAAGCTGCTCTATAGATACGATAAGAACATATACTTGATAGTATAATGTAGCTGTCAAAATAGGACGTACAGCACTCTTAATAATGCCACCTATGCTTGGGTCAGGCTTTTGCGAATGCTCAAACGCTCTTGCTTCTGACGTTGCCACACCAGCAATAGACTGATGCTTAATACGCTCAAGCTCGAACTTATTCTGTAGTTCCTGATACTTTCTATCTTCTCTGCGCTGAAAGATACCTAATACACCACCTACTATACCACCTACAGTAGAAGATCCTAATATTGTCATTATTGCTTCTATCATTTTTTGCCTCCAAGATATAATCCAAACCATGCAGCTCCAGCACCAGTTACGACAGAAACAAGGCCAGCTTGCTCTAGGCTAGGTGAGGGTAATTGCATGAACCAGTTTATAGTCTGATACCAGACTACTGTATAAGTAACCAGCATTATGCGTGGTACTACACGAAGATCATTTAGTATTTGTGCCAATTTAAACCAATCCATTATGCGTCCATTTTTTCTGCTAGGTCAGGGTTTAAGCAGTCCCACTCATTAAGGTCTAAGTACCAACGTTGGTTGCCTTTTACTCTAAGTATCTTATCGCCTCTAGTCACTATACCGCTAACAAACTCCATGCCATAAATAGTGCGAAGTATAACATCAACGTATGCTATTGAACCTTTGGGTACTTGGTATGAGCCTTCATCTTCTGCATAAAAGTTTGTATAAACAGTGGCTATTTCTGGGTTAGAACAAGCTACTGGCTTTATCTCTGCAAAAGCGTTTACTGAAAAAAGAAGCACAGCCGACAATGCGACTGCATACTTAAATTTGCTCATAATGCTACCCTTGTTACACGTTAATACTTTCCTTCTTTCATCATTCGTGCCAGCTTAAACGCCCTGCCTTTTACTTGCTCTGCATATTTGCTATTTAAAAGCTCGTCAGACGCACGATCGAACAAACCTAACTCAACAGCAGCAAGCATCTTTCTAAAGTTAAGCAGGCGACTTATACCCATATTAAAGCACATATCTTGCAAAACGTCTTGCCTAACATCATCTAGGTCTTTAAACCAAGGCAAATTGCTGTCTAATTCGTCGTATACGCGCTTTATATCGTTTCTGAGCATATAGAGTA